AGAGTTAACAGAATTGTTAACTTTGTGGGAACAAAAAAGAGTAGAGATAAAACAGATAAAAGAAAAATATAAAAATTTTAATGGTAAACTTGTAGTTATCTCTGATTTACATATACCATTTATTGACTTAAATGTTTTCAAAAAGTTTCTTGAGACAGAATTAAAAGGTGCAAAATTGTTAGTTATAGCAGGCGATTTTGTTAATTTTGATAAGTTTAGCAGGTTTATCCATATAGATGGTATTGTATCAGCAAAAAAAGAAATTGATTTAGCAAACAAGTATTTAGAAACTTTATGTAGTTATAAAATACCAATAATTTATTTAACAGCAAATCACGAGTTAAGGTTAGAGAAGTTTTTGTATAGAAGTTTACCAAATGATGTTGCAACAGATTTAGTTGATTTAGGGTTATCTTTAACAAATTTTTTTAGATATAAAAATCTGATTTTAGTCAACAACTGGTTTTGTCAGATAGGTGATGTTATTGTTGCACATCCTGAAGTGAACTCTATTGTTCGTGGTAGAGCGGTAGATTGGACAATAGAGTATTTTGAGAGTAGGATACTTGATTTTAATTGTGTTATTATAGGACACACACATAGACAAATAAAGATGTTCAGGAAAGGAAAATTAGGTATTGAATGTGGTTCAATGTGTAAGACACTTGATTATACTGTGGACAGCAAATTTTCAAGTTATAGAACAGAAACACAATATTTAGGTTATGCTTATTCTATATTGAAAAATGGTAAATATGAATTAAACGATACAGATTTTATAACCTTGAAAATAAATGACAAAATTTTATAAAATTTATATTAGGAGGTAAGTTATATGGAAAAAATAGTTATATACGACTTAGATGGGACATTAATAGATGTTTCTGAAAGGTTGTCTAAATCGCTTGAAGAAGTTGGTATTCAATCTTTAGAAGAAGCAACAAATGAACAATACGATAAGGTTATGAAAATTCTTAATTCTAAAAAATATATTGACACTGACAAACCTAAAGAAGATGTTATAAATCAATTAAAACAAGATGCTGATGAAAATGGTGTTTTTATAATGACTGGCAGAGTTGGTGAAGCAAAAGATTGCACAAAACAACAATTAAAGAAATTTGGTATTCCTTATGATGAAATAGTTTTTGTTAATGAAGATTTAAGAGATATTAAATCTACTGCTGAAAATAAAGCACAAAAAGTTGCTGAATTACAAAAGCAATATGAAATAATAAAATTTGTTGATGATATGCCAGAAAATAGAGAAGCAGTTGCTGAAATTATTGGTGAAGATAAAGTTGTTGATCCATCATCTAATTCTGATGAGGAAAAGACAGAAAAAGAAATAATGACTTCAAGACCTAAAACAGAAGAAGAAAGACAAGAAACACATAGGAAATTATATGGTGAAGAAGCGCCTAAAAGAGGAACTGGTAGAGGAAAGACACCTGAACAAGAAATAACAGAATATGCTATGGGGATGAAAGAAGAATGAAAATATATGGTTATCAACCACTACCTAAACAATTAAAGTTTCATAAGTCAAAAGCGAAATATAAAGCGTTTATAGGTGGTTGGGGTTCAGGTAAGACAAAGGCAGGTATTTGGGAATGTATTGATTTAGCGATGAGGTTTCCTAAAAATTGTATATTAGTAGCACGGAAATATTCTACTGATTTGAGGGATACTACACAAAGAATGTTCTTTGAAGAATGTCCAAACGAATTAATTAAAGAATATAAGAAATCAGAAAGAAGATTAATATTTATTAATGGTTCTGAAATATTGTTTAGAGGTCTTGAATATAAATCAGAAAGAGAAAAAAGAGCGTTGTTAGGTTCATTTAATTTAGGTGCTTTTTATGTAGATGAAGCATCTGATATTGATTTATCATTGTTTAGAGATTTACAGGGTCGTTTAAGATTAAGGATTGTTTCTGAACATTATGGTCTGATAACTTCTAACCCTACAACTGTTGAACATTGGATTTATAAAATATTTGTTGTTAATAATGATCCAAACTATTTTTTAGTTAAATCATCATCATTAGATAATATATATTTGCCAAAAGAATATCTTGAAGAATTGCAGAAATATCCAGAGAGTTGGAAAAGAAGATATTTAATGGGTGAATTTGGATTTTTAGAAGATGGAACACCTGTATTTAAAGATTTTAATGAAAACTTACATATATCTGATGATGTAAATTATATGCCTGGTAAACCTATAATACGTGGTTGGGATTTTGGGTTTCATAGACCTGCTGTTGTATGGTGTCAAATAGATGAAGATGATAGGTTTATAATTTTAAAAGAATATCTTGGTAAGGATGAATATCTTGATACTTTTGCTGATAAAATAATAAAAATATCTAATGAAGAGTTTTATAACGCAGAATTTATAGATTGTGTAGACCCTGCTGGTGCTCATATATCAGATAAATCAAGAATTACATCGTGCGACATTTTAAGAGCTAAAGGAATAAATCCTCGTTATAAATGGATAAAAGTTGAAATAGGGATACAATTAATACAGAAAAAATTAAATACATTAGTTAATGGTAGACCTGCTTTTATTATAAAAAAGAGTGGTTGTCCAAGATTAATAGAAGCGTTTGCTGGTGCTTATACCTATACAAAAGATGAGAATAAAGAAATTCCTTATAAAGATGGTTTTTATGAACATTTAATTGATGCTTTAAGATATATATTTAATGTTTATTATAACACAACATTATATGATACACAATATTATGATTTAGAAATTCCTGAACCAAAATGGTTTAACATATGAAAGATATAGAAGAAAAACAAATAGTTAATAATTCATTACAACTTTGGCAAGAGGCTTACGAAGCAAGAAAACCTATTGAGGTTATATGGCAAAAAGTATATAATTTATATAATAATCAATATGATTTTTCTAAAAAAGCAGAATGGCAATCAAAACAATATTTACCTAAAATATCTAATGCTGTAAGAGCTATAGTAGGTTTTGTTAAAAAAGCGTTAACTCAAGAAGGTGATTGGTTTACTGTTAAGTTTTTAAATGAAAAATTTGTTGATTATGAAATTGTTTTGAAAAGATATTTGTTATATTGGTTAAATATAAATAAATTTAATCAGATTTTTGATGAAGCTTTAATTTGTGGTTTATTATCAAATTTAATTATTTTTAAAGTTTATTGGAAGACTTCACAAACTATAGAAGGAACTACTATACCACAAAAAAGTATTGTAGCTGATGTAAAAGAAGAGAAAGAAAAAACATTGAAAGATGTTGTTTTAGAAAGTTTAGGTGGTAGTTTTGCTGAAGCAGAAAAAGAGTTTTTATCAATGTATACTGAAGAACTTAAAATTGCTGTTGTAGATCCTTTTGATTTCTTTATAGACCCAACTGGTAGATATAAATATGTTATTCATAGAATAGCAATGGATTTATCAGATTTGAAAGAAATTGCTGAAAAATCAAATTATAATACAAAAGTTGTTGAACAAATTGAAGAAGATTATAGAAAACAAGAGTTTGAATATAAAGAAGCAGTAAGGAAAGGGATGTCAATTACTAAAAAACCTACATTTAGAAAACAAGTTGAATTATGGGAATTTTGGGGAGATTTGTTTGATGAATATGGTAATGTTATATTTAGAAATTGCACTTGGACTATTGCTAATGAAAAATATCTTATTAGAGGACCTATAGAAAATCCGTTTTGGCATAAAAAAGCACCTTTTGTTTGGGGTCCTATTATAAAAAGACCTTTAAGTGTTTATCATAAAAATTTCTTTGAAGATAGTATTGGTTTAGCATTTGTTTTAACAGAATTGTTAAATATGATGATAGATACTAATAGTTATGCAACTGCTAAAGCGTTTGAAATAGATATGGATCTTTTATATAAACCTGAAGAACTAACGACTGGTATTTATCCAGGTAAAGTATTTAAGAAAAGAAGTGGTGGTGCTAATTTACCACTTATTAGAGAAATAAGTTTAGGTCAAGTATCACCACAAATTTTAAGAATTTATCAAGAAATGGATAGAGAATTTCAAAATGCTACTGGAACAACAGAATTTTTATTAGGTAAACCTGCTACAAGAGGACGACCTACTGCTACTGAAGTTGCTGTAAAATCACAACAAAGTTCAGCGTTTATTGAAGATATTGCATCTTGTATAGAAGATAATGTTTTATCACCATTACTTAAAATGATGGCTGTGTTAATTCTACAATATCAAAGAAGTTTTGATGATATAAGATTTATTGAAATACAAGAAAGTATAAAAAATAAAATGAAAATATTAGCTGCTTTACCAGAAGAAGAAAAAAGAAGGCTTATTGATATATTTAATTTTGAAGTTAATGGTATATCAGGGTTAATAAATAAAAAACAAAATATTGAAAAATTGCTTAATTTTTTAGAATTTATAATGAATACGCCAGTATCAGATTATATAAATTTTGGTAATGTATTAAAACAAGTAGCGTCTTTATTAGATTTAGATACTGAAAATTTGTTATTGCCTGAAGAATATGTTCAAAAAATAAGACAATTAAAAATGCAACAAGAATTGTTATTATCTCAATTAAAAGGAGGTAGAGAATATGACAAAAAAAGAAAAACACCTGGTGTTTCCTGAAGAGGCAGTAAAAATAAATTTTTATACATATGGTCTTGATAAAAAATATCTTCCTGAAAAAGAAATAGATTTCAATGTGAAAAAAGAAGTTCCTGATGATGTTGGTGGTAGAAAAAGTGTTAGTTTGAAAGAAATGTATGGAACATTACCAAAAGAAAGAATGAGTGCCGCAAGAGTATGGAATAAAGTAAGACCTAAGGCTACGTCTATAAATAGAGAAAAAGAGCCAAAAAGTGGTAAAAAAGATCCATTTGCTAAAAAATATTAAACAGGAGGTAAATAACTATGCCATTTAAGAGTAAAAGACAATGGAAAGCATTTTTTGCTATGGAAGCAAGAGGTGAATTACCAAAAGGGACTGCTGAAAAATGGGCTAAAGAGACAAAAAAAGCTGGGAAATCATATAAATCATTGCCTGAAAAAAAGAAAAGAAAATATAAAGGTTCGGGAACTTTTGAAGAAGAAGATTTATATAGAGGATATATCAAAATTGGATAATTTTTATCTTTTAGGAGGATTTTATTATGAATAAAGAACAATTGGAGAAACAACTTGTATCAGATATATTTAAAACACCAAAATTGAAAAAAGAGCGTTATACTGGTTCTAAACAAATTAGTAGAGAAGATTTATCAAGGGGGTATGTAAAAATCAATGCAACAAAAAGAAATAATTCAAGAAATAGCTAGACAAGTTGAAGATTATCTTAAAGATTTTTTTGAGGAAGAAAGACTACGTATTTATCGTGATTTGTGTAATTGTGAACCTAATTTAGAAAAATTCTTACAAATTCAAGCGAGGGCGAAAGTATTAAAAGATTTAGAACAACAAATTTTAATAGATAAAACAGGTGGGTAAGTTTGTCTAAACTATTGACAAACTCCACTGAAATTTAATAAAAAATGGAGGAATAAAAGTATGACAGATACAAAACAAAATCCCCCTGCTGAAAGTCAGCAACAGCAGGACACGGAAAAAAAAGAAGTAAAATTTGCTGACAAATTTAAATCTGTTGAAGAACTTGAAAAAGCGTATAAAGAAGCAGAACGTAAAATGCAAGAATTGGCAGAACGGAATAAAAGAGCAGAAGAGTTGTTGGAAACATTGATAGGTCAACAAACTTCTTCTGCACCAACATATGCTACATCAGAAACAAACAATGAAGATTATTATAGTAAGATAATTGAAAATCCAAAGGAAACTTTAGAAAAATTTGCTTCTGATATAGAAAAAAGAATAATTACAAAAATAAAAACAGAACAAGAAATGGTAGAACAGGCTAAAAGGCTAAATGAATATTTTTATACGAAATATTCAGATTTAAAGGGATATGAGCCTATAGTAGGATATTTTGCTGATGTATATCAAAAGCAATATCCTACGGAAAAAATAGAAAATCTGCTAGAAAAAATAGCAGAAGCTACAAGGGCATATATTGCTGACAAAAAATTGAAAAGTCAGCAAGGAGAAAAACCTTTAAATGTAGCCGAACCAAGTTCTGCTAAACAAGGTTCTTCAACAGGAACAGCTTCGTCAGAAGAAAAATTGCTTTCTCCTGATGAAGAATTACAACAATATCTTGAAGAAAGGTCTAAAGAAAGAATAAAAAAATTTGTATAAAGGAGGTATACTACTATGGCAGGACAATATTGGCAAGTTAATACAGCGGGAGGTTATTTAGCCAACCCGAGATTATCAAGAACTATAAGACACGCAGCACAACCTTTAATGAAGTTTAGACAATTTGTGCGTCAAATTGGAGGCGCACATTAAAGGTGGCTATATGCTGGGAAGTCCTAAAGCTTCCATTCCCACTGGAGGAAAAATATGGAAGATAAAACAATGGATAATCAGCAAGAAACTCAAACAAAGCCAACAGAAGTAGAATTAGCTTGGCTTGCGGGCATAATAGAAGGAGAAGGGTGGATTACAATGTCTGCTCATAGATGTTCTAAAAAAGAATGGGCTGGTGGATATATTCTTGCACCTAAAATTGGTGTTTGTAATACTGATGCTGGAATTATAAGAAAGATAAGACAAATCTTTGATAAGTTAGGGACAAATAATTATATTTTTGAATACAGAACTACTTGTCAAAATTTTAAGAGTGGAACTACAATATTAGAAGTATCTACTAAAAGATTAGATACAATTAAAAATATTTTAACTTCTATTATGCCTTATATGGCTGGGCAGAAAAAACAAAGAGCAGAATTATTATTAGATTATGTAGAAAAAAGATTATCACATAAATATGAACCGTATACAGAAGAAGAAATAAATATAGCAAAAAAATTTTTTGAAGAATGTGTTTCAACTAAAGGTAAAAAAAGAAGTAAGGCTTTGTTGAGGTTCTTCAGAGACTTTACGCCACCCCCGACTTTGGAAAGAAATTAAAAAGGACAATTTATAAGTCGGGATGATAAAGTCCGAACTGCATAGAAATATGCAGATTAACAAAATTGCCCGAGCCTGGTTATGGTAAAAATGTTGGTGATAGAATAGAGTTTGTTAGAATATCAAATGTTCAAAATCCAGGTGGACCTTTAGAAGAAACTCAAAAGATACCAGAAACCAATGTTGCTATATCTAAAGGTGCAGTAATTGTTAAAGAATATGGTAATTCAATACCATATACTGGTAAGTTAGAAGCGTTAGCAGAATTTTCTGTTGAAAACATATGGACTGTTGCTTTGAGAGATGATATGGCAAAAGTGTTAGATAAAGTTTGTTATGATGCATTTGTTCAAGCAAAAGTAAAATACACTCCAACTGGAACCGCTTCTTCACCTTCATATCAAATATCAACAAACGGAACACCAGGTGATACTGCTACAAGAGATATCACATTAACTGATATAAAGAATGTGATTGATTATATGAAACAAGTGTTGCAAGTTCCACCTTATGATGGTGAAAATTATGTTGCTATAGTTTCTTCTTATGTTGCAAGAAAGATTATGGATAGTCAAGATTTTATTGAAGCTGCAAAATATGGTGATCCTGAAAGATTGTTCCGTGGTGAGATAGGAAGAATTTATAAATGTAGATTTGTTGAAGAAACAAATGCTTTACCAGTTGTTTTAGGAACTACATCTTATATTGGTGAATGTATTGTATTTGGAGCTGATCCTGTAGTAGAAGGTGTTGTAATACCTGAAGAGATAAGAGCTAAGATACCAGAAGATTATGGTCGTTCTAAAGGTGTTGCTTGGTATTATATGGGTGGTTTTGCTCCAACTTGGGATACTGGTAATCCTGGTGAAGCAAAAATAGTTCACATAACAAGCTTATAATATAAATTTTTAAATATAGGAGGTAATACCTATGGCATATTCACTTGAAAATATAAGGATAATAATACCAGTATTGGTTGACCAATCAGGATTATCTGATGGTGCTGTAGTGTTTACTTGGAAACCTGCTAAAAGAATAAATTTGGTTTCAGTTGGTTTTGTTGTTCAAGAAGCTTGGGGAGCAAAAAATTCTAAAATGTCATTAGAAGTAGATGATGTAGAATTAGCAGAATTAACAATTCCTGCTTCTACTTCTCTTGGGACTGAAATTAACAAATCTGTAGGTATTGATATTCAAGTTGAAGCTGGTTCAAAAATAGAACTTATAGCAAAAGATGTTAATGCTGAAAATGGGACAGGTTATTTTGTGTTAGAATATAGAGAATTGCCGTAAAGCGAAAAAAAACAATAATAAAAGGGGGAGTATTGGTTAATAATATATTTTTATAGGATACTCCCCTTTTTTATCTTTATGAACAATAATGAAGAAAAAGAACTTATATTAGATTTAAAGAGACCATATATATTAAGATGTGATGAATTAGGTAGGATGATATATATCCAAGATGGTAATGTTTTTTCTATAAATGGTAAATTTTTAAGAAAAGATGTTTATGTTGAACAAAAAACAGATTTAGAAGTTGAGATACCAGAAGAAGTTGTAGAGTTAAAGAAGAAGTTAGAAGGTGAATTTGAGTGTCCGATATGTGGTAAAGGGTTTAAAAAAGAAATTACCTTAAAGCAACATATTGGTAAGTTTCATAAAGTTGTTAGTATTAAGCATTTACCAGTATGGAGTAAAAACAAATGAATTTTGGAGAAATAAAAAATGAGATATTGAAAAGGATTAATAGGACAGATTTAGATGATGCTTATTTATCAAATGTTGTTAATGAAGCAATAGAATTTATTGATAGGTTAAGTTTATGGTTTTTTGAAGAAAAAGTTAATACTATAAATATAAATGGTGGTAATTATGTTTTAGGATACGATATAATAGCTAACAAAATAAAGTCAATTAAAAAAATATATTATAATTTGACAAGTTCACAATCAATATTTTTAAGTTTACTTCCTGTTTCTTCTATAGATGAAGCAATAATGTTGATAGGTGTTTATAATACAAGTGGTGATGTTCCTCAAATAAAAAATAAATTATTTGGTGGATTTTATTATATAGAAGATGGTAAAATTAAAACTTATCCACAAATTTTAACTAATGTTTATAATTTATACTTGAATTTTTTTACTTATCTAAATCGTTTATTAACTGATAATGATACAAATTATTTAACAAGTTATTATCCTTCTTTAATTATCAATTATGCTTTATCAAAGATTTATAGAGATTATGAAGTTTATGATGTAGCAGAAGAGTATAAAAAATCGTTTGAAGATGAGTTAAAAGGATTATATTTTACTAATATATCAATTTATAAAGAGGTTAATCCAAATGAACTTTTTAGAACTACAACGGAAAATAGTAAATAATTTAGGTATTAAAGAGACTAATGCTTATGTTTATGCTGGTGAATGGATAAATAATACTTTGAAATATATTAATGATTTAAGGGATTGGTGGTTTTTAAGAAGAACGTATAATTTTACAACAACAGAAGGTATACAAGAATATTCACTTCCTGCTGATTATAAAAACGATTTTATTTTGCTTAAAATAAGTGATGATGGATATAGAATTATAGATTATATTTCGTTATTAGATGCCTTTAAATTTTATGGAACTGACAAAGGTGAAGTTGCTAAATATTATATAGATAATTCTTCAAAAGGGTTATTATTGTTCCCAACACCAAATAAAAGTTATAATATGAGGTTTTATTATCATGCTAATTTAATACCGTTAACAGATGCGGATGATACTAACATTTTATTAGAAGAATACACTTATTTAATAGAAGCAGGTGCTATGAAATTAGGGTTAGAATTTTTAAGAAGGTATGAAGAAGCTCAATATTATAATGCAAGATTCCAAGAGTATATTAAGGAATTGAATGTTATAGATAATGAGAAGAAACTGCCTGAAGAATTTGTATTTATACCAAGAAGAGATTATTATGCATCAGGTTTAGAAGAAAACACAGTAAAAGCATTATTAGATTATTGGTAATATGAAAAGTAAAAAGGTAAAGGAACATATAATAACAAATTTTTTGAAAGGTGTAATAACCAATGCTGATGATAAGATTATACCAAATGAAGCAATTTCTAATATGTATACAGGTAAAGTTTCCACTTTTGGTATAAATTGTGGTTATTATGTGGAACCAAATAAAGAAACATTACCAGTTTTATTAGGTAAAGATGAAATAGATGGTTGTTTAATATCAAATTTAATAACACCTTTTGCACAATATAATGGCAGATTTAATATAGTATTTGGTAAAGAAATAGAAAGAAATTGGTATAGTAGAAGAATTACTTTAAATTCACAATATTCTGCTAATTATCCTATTTTAATTAGATTAAATTTAGATTTAAGAAGTTTTTATACTAACAATAAATTAAGTGATGATTTTTCTGAATTAAGGTTTACATTAGATGCTGATGGGACACAACATTTGCCACACTATATTTTTACTCATCCTTATCCTAAATATGGTAATATAAATCGTTCACAATATGTAGTTTATATTTTACTTCCTTCTATAAATCAAGGTGAAAATTATATTTATATGTGGTATACTGTAGATGATAGTATTGGTAATTTTAATAGTGTTAAAAATACTTTTAATGTTCAATATGATAATTTAAATAGCACAAATGAAGATTTTCAAAGAAATTTTTTAAGTGAGAATTATAAAGTAATTCAAGGTATTTTTAAAAGTAATGTTTATAATGGTTATAAAGTATGGAGTTTAGGTGGAGCTTATATGGACCATATAATTAAAATAACTCCACAACTCTATACAGATTATTTTAGGTATTATTTTAAATTTATAACAGCAAAGACGCAAACTGGTGGTAATTTTCTTTTTAAAGTGTTTCTTAACGATACATTAAAAATTTATATAAAAACAAGTTATGATGGTATTAATGTTAATTATGAAGTATGGGTAAATGGCGCAGTAATAAGTAGTTTTTCTATACCAGCACAAACAGAGTTAAATTTTGGTAGTGCAGATTTTAATATTTTATTTAATAATCAAAGTATAACTATTTATCGTTCTACTGATGGAGGTTTAAATTGGACTTCACTTTTTACTTTTTCTTATACATTTGATAAAATAGAGTTTAAATTAGAATTTAGTCCTAAATCTAATGATGAATATATACATTTAATACATTTTTTTGGTATTAGTGATTATAGAATTGCTTATTTATCTTCTTATTCAGTTGATACTAATGAAGTCCTTTATGAAAGCACTTATGCAAATAGTTATGCTATAGTTTATAAATCACCAACTAAAGATGATTGGGTTTATAAACAATTAAAGATTGGTTCAGGTTCTTATATGGACAATAGTAATCCCAGATGTGCTTTATGGGATGATAAAATATTTATTACTTCGGCGTCTAAATATCAATCACTAACTAATTTTGATGTTTATGGTGGTTTATATTATATTAGTAGAAAATATCCTAATGAAGGTTCTATAAATTATGTTGATTATTTTTTTGATCCAAATCCTGGGTTTAATATGATACGAGATACTGGTTTAATTGATATAAACATATATAAAAATTTTATGTTTGTATTTTCTCCGATATATATATTTTGGTCTGATTTTAGTAATCCGTTAGTATGGGATAGTGGGTTAGCTGGTAATTCAATGTTAGGTAATTTGAATACTGATTATATTGTTAAGACATTGGTTTATAAAGACACTTTATTTATTTTTACGAAATGGAAGATATATGCTTTGGAGTGGGCTGGTTATCCAACTTTATGGAAAATAACGCCTGTAGTTGAGTTAACAAAAGAGTTTTATGATGCTGTAGTTAGTTCAGATTTTATTTATGTTTTATTGAAAGGTGATTATTTTTATTTATATGAATTCAATGGTTATAGTTTAAAGTTATTGAATTATGAAATTTTGAATAAATGTATTGTAGATGATAATGCAGAATTTTTTATAGATTTTGAAGGTTATGTTCATTTGATAACTAATAGAAATTTGATTACTTATGATCCATATTTAAAACTTTTTAATATCAATGAAAACTTTATAACAGAAGATTATATTAAGAATAAAATGCATATTTCAGAATATTATTATCCAAATCCAGTTTCTGATACAGAGAGTTATGCTTATTATAGTATTAATAATCGTTTTTTAATGAATTTGTATAGGTATAAAGTTGAGAAAGAACAAGTATATGATAAGATAGATTTTGAGACAAAAAAGTTTGATTTTGATGTTCCTAATTATAGTAAGAGGTTGTTGAAAGTAGAAATAGTAGGTGATTGGCAAGGTAGGTTAAATGTTAATATAAATGATAAAAATTTTAATACAGAAAATGGTCTAATTACTTGTAATTTAGTTGACAAATTTTTTAAATATAGAATTAGTGGTGATAAAGTTAGGACTATAAATTATATTAAATCATATTTTGTAGTAGAAGGAACAAGATAAAATTAGGAGGTATAAATTTATGGCTGAAATAAAACCTTTAGATTTACCGAAAGAAAACCCTTTTGTTGTAGAACCTGAATATTTTTATCCAAAAGAAGAGTTGCAATCAATATTTGCTGGTTATTTTTCTATGTTGCCAAGATTATCTGATATTTTAAGAAGAGGGATAACATCTCCGACTTCTTTACCTGGTTATGAATTGTTATCAAAAGCTGCAGAAGAAGAGACAAAGAAGTTAGGTTCAAGTTTTATAGGTGCTGGTTTAGGATATACACCTCAGTATGTCACAGGGTTAAGGGACATATATGGCAATATGATGAGGAATGTATCAGATATTTTTTTAGAGAGACAATTAGATTTAGTAAAATCATTAACAGGAATGTATCAAATGCCGATGCAATTAGCTGGTCTTACTATAAGTCCTGAAGTATATGTTCCTTCGCCTACTACTACAAAGGTTGTTCAAGAAGAAAAGAGAGAAGCGACAGCTGCAGAATGGTTAACTGCAGCAGCAACTCTTATACCTGTTTTAGCTAAAATTTTAGGTTTACCTATATAATAGGGGGTATAAACATATGCCTATAAGAGAGATAGGACAACCAACTACAGAATATAGGACTACAGTTAAAACTGGAACAGATCCTTTAGAATTATTAAATATAGCAAGGACTAGTGCAGCGTTTTCTGATGATGTGTTAGATATATTGAATAAGATTGAAGAGCGTGATAAGAAGAGGCAGGCTGAGGCTATAAAGGATTTAAGGAATATATTAGTTTCAGAAAGGACTGCAGATCCAAGTATATTATTTCGTGAAGAGTTTATAGATGATATAGCTAAAGCGTTAAAGAAGCCAGAGAAATATGTTAAGATGAAATTTGAAGAGGCTAAGAAACAAGGTAAAGTTCCAGAAAGTTTGGCTTTAGAATTAAAATCAGTTCTTGGTTTAACACAACCTGTTGGTTTACCATATCCTATTTTATCAGAAGAGATGGTTAAACCTTCTACGTCACTTGAGGTAGCTTCTTTAGGTGAGATGAAGATACCAACACCAAGTGGTGCGGTTTTAACTAAACCTGCTGGTATGACACCTTCAGAATATG